ATTCCATTGGCAGATTATTTCAATATGGAATTAAATGATATTGTAAATTTTAGAGGGTCATATTATCACCTAAGAGCAATAAATGATTATTCATTAAAGACGGGTGAATGTACTTTACAATTATTAGGTCCGATTATACCTGATGCGTTGAGTAGATAATAAAAATTAAATGTTAAATTATGATAATAGGAATTATTGAATTACTCTCCATTACAGAACACTATGGTGTTTCAGAAAGAGTAGAGATAGCAAAAGGAAAATATGAAATAGTAAGAACTTGGAAGCAAGGTCTTAATAAAATAAAAAGAATATGGCAGATAAGAAAATTAAAGTCCAAGTAGATGTTGAAACTAATGTAGAGCAATCTATTGCTGGATTAAAGGAACTTAAAAAGCAATTAAAAGAAACTGCCGCAGGTTCTGCCGATTTTAAAAGATTGGTAGGAGAAATTGATGATTTAGAAGATAAACTTAAATCAGCAAAAGGTGCAGCAGCAGATTGGATTGATAGTTTAGAATCAGCAGGTGGTCCTATTGGTATGTTAGGTGGTGCATTGAATAAAGTAAAAGTTGCCACACAATCATTCGGTGCAGCATTAAAGGCGACTGGTATTGGTTTAGTAGTTGCTGCTATTGGTGGATTAGTTGCAGCATTCTCTCAGCAAGAAGGTGCAATGAAGAAACTACAACCTTTATTAATTGGATTAGAGAAAATATTGGGTGGAATATTCAGAGCATTTGAACCTGTATTAGATGCATTTATTGAAATGGCTACATCTGCATTACCATATATCACAAAAGGTATTGGTATGTTCTATTCTGGCTTATACTCACTATTCACATTAGTAAAGAATGTAGGTGTATCAGCGGGTAAAATACTTAAAGGTATATTCACATTAGATTTTGATGCACTTAAAGAAGGTGCAGCAGGTATCAAAGATGCATTCACAAGTGTTTCTAAAACATTTGATGAAACATACCAACGTTTCCAAGCTGGTACAAAAGACCAAACTAAAACTGAAAAGGAAAACGCAGAAGAAAGAGCTAAGAATGCAAAAGATGCAGCAGCTAAAAAGAAAGCAGCAGATGAAAAAGCAGCGGCAGATGCAGAGAAATTAAGACAAGATAATTTAAAGAAAGCAGAAGCAGCAGATGGTGTTGAATTAGAAGCATTCAAAGCTACACTTACAGAAAGAGAGAGAGCTGAATATGAAGCAGGATTAAAATTAGCAGAACAAAGAAAGATATTAGCAGCAGCAGGTAGAACTGATATGACTGCTATTGAAGAACAATATCGTATTTCATTAGCAGAAATAAAGAAGAAGTATGATGATGAGGAAGCTAAAAAGAAAGAAGAGAAAGATAAAAAAGATAAAGAAGATTTATTAAAGAAGCAAGCAGATGAAAGAGGTATACTACTAAGTGGTTTACAATCTAAGTTTGAAGATTTAGATAGAGAGAATGCTAAATTAGATTTTGATTTTCAACAGGATTTAGAAAGGTTAAAACAACAAAGAGATATATTAGCTGAGCAAGAACTAACTGAATTACAAAATACAGAACTTACAGAATTTCAAAAAACAGAGATTCGTAAGAAATATGCAGATGCTAGAAAAGGAATTACAGACCAGGAAATTGCAACTGAAAAAGCAGCAGCACAGGCTAAGCAAGATATTAATATGGCTTACCTTCAATTGTTTGAGCAGTTCGGTAATGTATTAGGACAAGTTGCAGGCAAGAATAAAGCATTAGCAATAGCTGGTGTTGTTATATCACAGGCAGCAGCAATCGGACAGATTGTAGCACAAACAGGTATCGCAAATGCAAAAGCAGTAGCGGCATCTCCATTAACTTTCGGAGCACCATGGGTTTTAATTAATACTATATCAGCCGGTTTAAGTATTGCATCAACAATTGCAGGAGCAGTTAAATCAATACAACAAATAAATTCAGCAGCATCGGCAGCTGGAGTAAGTGGTGGTGGAGGAGGTTCAGCAAATACTGCAGCACCTTCATTACCAAAAGTAAGTAGTGCATCAGCTCCACAAATACAGACGGGTGGTGGAATGAATCCAACACAACAAATAGGTGAAACAATAGCAGGAGCACAAAAACCCCTTAAAGCATATGTGGTGAGTGGTGATGTTAGTTCTGCACAGGCATTAGATAGAAGAACGAATAGAGCAGCAACATTTACGGGTGGATAAATAATTTATTAATTGTTAAAGAGTAATATGGAAAAAGAATTATTATACGAACTTATGATTGAGGATGATGCAACTGATGAGGTGATGGCAGTATCATTTGTAGAAAGTCCAGCAATAGAAAGAGATTTCGTATTCATGTCAAAAGAAGTAAAGTTTGCATCTATTGATGATGAACGTATGTTAGTAGCCGGCCCTATCCTAATTCCAAATAAAAAGATTTTGAGAATGGATGGAGAGGGTAATCCTTATTATGTATTTTTTAAATCTGAAACTGTTGAGAAATTAGCAAGAAAGTTTTTAAAGAAAAAGTATAATGATGAAGTTACCGTTGAGCATGATAAAAAAGTATCTAATATTCATTTAGTTGAAAGTTGGATAATTGAAATGAGTTCAAAGGATAAATCTAATATATACGGATATACATTACCAAAAGGAACATGGTTCGGTATATATGATGTAAGTGGTAATCCTAATGTATGGGCAAAAGTAAAGAACGGAACATTCAAAGGATTTTCAGTAGAAGCATTAGTAGAACATAAAAAATCTGATTTAAAATTATCATTAGATAAATCAATTGATGAATTAAACGATGATGAAGCAGAGATAGTTCTTTCTAAAATCAAAGCAATGATTAAGAAAGATAAAAGATACGGAAAAGGTCAAAGAATTGAAATGGAGGCATACGCAGATTATCCACAATCAGTACGTGATGCAGCAAGAATTGCAAGAGAGCAAAATGAGAAAGTAGGTGGTAAATGTATGACATTGGTTGGAAAAAGAAGAAGTGCAGATTTAGAAGCAGGTAGAGCTTTAAGTAGAGAAACAATTGCAAGAATGGTATCATATCTTAGTAGAGCAAAAGATGTATACGAACAGAATAAATCAAATAGAGAATCGTGTGCGTATATTGCATATAAAGGATGGGGTGGTGAAACGGCATTGGTATGGGCAGAGAATAAATTGAAGCAAATTGATATGGAAGGACAACCATCTATTACATCATCATACCCTGGCGAAGTAGCTAAAAAGAAAAAAGATGAATCAAAATAATATTCATAAAAAGTTAATTCAATTCGCACCACAAGAAATTTCATTATCTAAATTTCAAGACCTATTAGAGAGTAGTAGTAGAAATAATAAAATAAGAGTTGAGTGGGAAACATTAGAAGGTAATACGGATTACTATTGGATGTGGTGGGATAGTGGAGCGTATGTGGGTAATGAAGCAAGTGATACGAAGCAAGCAGAAGGAATGTTTAATATACAAACTACCTTAACATCAGATAGTGGAAGAAAACAATGGAGAACATTAACCTTACAAACTGTATCTAAATGTAGATTTGAAGGTAAATTATATATTGTTAAGTAAAAAGAATTTAATAATTGTTAAATAATAAAATAAATAATTATGGCGAATAAAATTGCAAACGGCAAAAACTTTGTTACCAACCCACAATTTAGTGGTGGAGTAAATCAAAATACAGGTTCATTTGGCTTTATAGCACAAGGATTGTATGTAGGAACATTTGGTAACTTAACTGCAACAACAGCAGATGGTTCACAAATCACATTAAAGAATGTATCAGGTTTTGTTCCTGGTTTATTCGTATCAGTAGATAGCGGTTCAACTGCAACTGATATTGTAGCATTTAGATAATAAAATATAATATGCAATTTAACTACAACTACAATTGGCAAGAATGTATTGATGGCAACGCCGGTGGCGGAGGTGGCAGTGGATTAGTTCAAAGAAATCTATGGTCTTATTTAGAGTCTGAACAATTAACTCCAACTACTAAAACATATGATTCCTTTACCGGTACATGGTTTGATAATGGTAGATGGGGCAATAATGCATATGTAGTAGGTGATGTAAATTCAATTAGTGAAAACACATCTTCTTTTGGTGGATATAATATTAATTTTGGTGTAAGTGGTGGAGCTCCAACAGGAAGTTATTTGTATTGGCCAACAAATTATAATGATGGACCTGTACCAAATACTACGGAAGGTCAATGTATTTTTATACAATGGCAAAGTTCTCCAATATTTACAGGCTCAGTATCATTATTTAGTAATACAAATGCAGGTGGATTAGAAAAAAGTTTTTGGGGTGGTGTTAATATAGGTTTGGGAAATACATTCACATACTTAGGATGGCCTGGCTCATTACAACAAACAAGTGAAACCGCAGTTAATACAGGTAGTAATGGTTCTTCATATTTAGAACCATATGATACACCTGAAGGTAACGGTTATAATATATTTGCATGGAATACTGGAAATAATGGATTTGGTGTAAATGGAACTCAAGTTGTAATAACTAATTTACAAGAGCAACCATTTTTTATAAAAAACAGTTCATATACAGGTTCATTTGATTTTACAAATGATGATTTAACATTTGGTTCACAAAGTACATTCCCACCTACGGGTTGGACAGGACCAGATGGTTCTCAAACTACATACGCATTTAGAGGAGCAGTTAAAAGAATATTAATTTATAATTCAACATTATCTCAAAATGAAATTAATAGAAATTACGCTTTCTTAAAAACATTACCATAATAATATGCCAATACCAAATCCAACTCCAAAAGAAACAGAAGAAGAATATGTAAGTAGATGTATCGGTGAAATATACGATGAATACGGACAAGAACAAAGTGCAGCTATTTGTTATAACACTTATAGAAAAGCAGAAGGTATGAGTGGTGATAGATTAGTGATGAGTAAACTCAACCAATTAAATAAATACAAAGGAATTAACTTAAAAGAAGGTGGTGACCCGTGCTGGGAAGGATATGAACAATACGGAACAAAGGATGTAGATGGTAGAGAAGTTCCTAATTGTATTCCAATAAAAGAATAACAATGAATTACACAAATAAATTTATTCAGAAATTACAAGAAACTACTTGTCCTACTGCAACACAAAATGTTAAAGTAAATCTTGCTAATAGGCAGAAATGTATTGATGAGGCAAATTATGGTCCTCTCAATCCAAATGAACCTAATGAAGATTATTGGATAGCTAAAGCAAAAGTATTTGGTGGTGAAGATGTTGAAAGTGCAAAGAAAGCCTTATGTGGTAATTGTTCTTTCTTCGTTCAAACTAAGAAAATATTAGAGTGTATAGCTGGTGGAATTAATGATGTGAATGAGTGGGATACTATTGATGCAGGTGATTTAGGATATTGTGAAGCATTTGATTTTAAATGTGCAGCAAATAGAACTTGTGATGCTTGGGTAGTAGGTGGACCAATAACAGATTAATATTATGGAAAATATCTATACAGTAATCATAACTGCAATAACTACATTAGGTGGTGTGAATGCATGGAAATACTTTGAGAAAAGAGCAACACACAAAGAAGATGATGAAAGATTTATCAGAAATGATTGTCAAAGTAGAATTACTAAATTAGAATTATTACTACAACAGGCATCAGATGAGAAAGATGAGATGAGAGCACAAATATTAAAGTTAGTAGAAGAAGTTTCTGCATTAAGAGTAGAGATAAAATATTTAGAACAAAAAAGTAAAAATAGTTTATAATGGCGAAAGGAATGAACGTAGCAGTAAAAGTGCTAAAACCTAAAAAGAAAGGAAATCCAAAAGGTAAAAAAGGAAGTGGTCCAAAAGATAAATCAGTAAGTAAATATAAAGGACAAGGTAGATAATAAAATCAACCAGGAATAGGAAATAACCTAATCGTCAACCCTCAAATATAAAAGTAAGGTAATCATACCAAAAGTGATTAAGACCCATTAATTAAAAGCTAATGGGTTTTTTTGTGTCTTTATGTTTTTTACCCTAAAAAGTGGGTTTTTCACAACTAATTGATTATCAACAACTTATAAACACCTCATTTTCAACGACTTATGCCCAAATATTACGATTTTATTACATATTAAAAAAATATATGTGTAAAGTGTTGATACTCAATAAAAGACTTTTCAAAATAGTTCAAAAAGCAGTAGGAAAGTCCAAAAAATGGGTGTATCTTTGGGTATATACTCAAAATTAATAAAATGGCAAAAGAACTAACATTAGAAAAATTAGCATCAGCAATTATTCAAACAACAAAAGAAGTTTGGCAGTTAAAAGCTGAATTAGAAAAAGTACAATCGTATTTAAGAGCGCAACATAAATTAAAACAACAATTAAACACTAAAAAATAAACTATGAAAACTTACAAAAGTATTACAAAAGAAAAAGGATTAAATATTATAGGTTATCAAAATCAATTCTTTGGTAAAAAGATTTGGGAAAATGCAATTAATCCATTAGTATTAGCAGCGGGTACATCGGCTGGTAAAACAATTACATCATTAATATCATTGGAAATATTTTATTCAGATAAGAAAAACTCTAACAAAAGAACATTAGTAGTTCCTGCATCAAAAACAGTTTTAAGAGATAACTATTCTATTGAGTTAGAAAAGTTCAATCCAAATTTTGGTTACTTTGTTGCAACTAATAAGAAAGAATTAGAGGAAGCAATTAAGGATAAATCTTATCAAGTTATTATTGCATTACCACAAACAATAAGTAGAAATTATAAATTGTTACCTAAAATACATAATTTTATTTTAGATGAAGCTCACCAATGGTATTTCAAAAATACTATTCAAACTATTATTGAACATATTAAACCAACAAAACAATTGTTATTGACCGGTACTCCATCTCGCTTTATTGCTAAAGGTAATGGATTTGATTTTTTCTTTGTACCTGTAATGGATTTATATAATGAAGATAGAGTATCGAATATTAAAATTGAAGTAGTATCTTCTTCATATGATTTCAAACAAAAAGATTATTTATCAAACTATGGTTCTCTTAAAGCATCAAAAACAAATTCAGCAAAACAAGCAAAAGATGCGTTAAGTATGGTATGTGATGAAATGATACTTAAATTAAGAAGTAGATTAGGTAATAAGTATTTAAGTAATTTAAGAGGTGCAAATAAAATAAGTTCATTGTTCAATGATTTAGATAAAACGATTATCTTCTGCCATTCGGTAAAACAATCAAATGCATTTTTTAAGGAATTAAATTCAATGAAAGGTTTAAAAGATAAAGTTTTATTATCTCATAGTGATAACGATAAAGATAGTGAATACTTTGAAACATTTAGAACTCAATCAGAATATAAAGTATTAGTTGCAGTAGATAGAGGTAAATTAGGATATAACTTACCTGATTTGTTTAATGTAGTAGATTTTACCTTAACACAATCATTAGATATGATACTACAAATGATGGGTAGAATATTAAGATTATCAGATAAGGATAAACAAAAAACTTATTTCAAAGTAGCAACAAAAAATACGGCAGGTTATTTTGTAGATTTAATGACTGGTGCTTTATGTTTATTTACAAATGATAGTCCAACTTATTATTATTCATCATTCAATGGTAAAAATATGGGTGGTATATTAATTCCAAAAGTATTGACGAAATCAACAAAGAGTGGGCAAAAATCAAAGCAATCTACAAATGGTAAGAAAGGTACACAACAATTAAAATCATTAGAAGAATTGGGTATTCCATTAGATTTAAATTTATTTAAACAAGATATTATGTATTCACAATCAGATAAGTTTGGTACTATTGCTTGGACTACATTAGATGAATGTAGAACAAAGTTTTTTGAAATAAAAAATACAAAGCCAAGCGGTTATTGGAATTATGAAAATTGTCAAAAAGAAGCACTAAAATTCAATCTTAAAATGGACTTTAAAAGTAAAAATTCAATGGCATATGAAACATCTAGAATTAATGGGTGGTTAAATGATATATGTTCTCATATGAATACGAAGTTTACAAAATGGGATGAAAATTCTATTACGAAAGAAGCTAAAAAGTATAAATCATATAATGAATTTTTTAATAAAGCTGGTGGAGCATATAATGCTGCAAAAAGATTATCAATAATAGATAAGGTAACAAGACATATGAAAAAAGGATTATCGTATAGAACAGATACGGATTTAATTAAAATTGCAAAAAAATATAAAACACAAAGAGAATGGTATACCGAAGATAGAAATTCTTTTTCGGTTGCTAAAAAAAGAGATTGCTTTAATAAGTGTGTTTCACACATGCCAATACCTATTTTATATAATAAAACTAAAAAATAATTTCGTTACAAAATTTGGCTGATACTTATATTTGTTGTATCTTTAAGATATGATACACATATTATTAACATAAACAAAACAAAAAGGAAACACAATGGCAAAAGACCCAGCAGTATTGTTCTACACATCTGATTTTTTGAGTAGTACAATCACAATGACAAACGAGCAGAAAGGTAAATACATAACTTTACTTTGTATTCAACATCAACAATCATTCTTAACTGATGAAGATTTAGATACACTTTTAACTGATAAAGATAAAAGAGTAAGAGATAAGTTTATTAAACAATCAGATGGCAATTATATTAATCTTAAACTGAAATCTGAAAGTGAAAGAAGAAAAGCTTATACTGAAAGTAGAAGAAATAATAGAAGTAAGATAAAGAATAACTTATCAGAAACATATGATAAACTAATGGAAACTGAAACTGAAACTAGAACTGTAACTAGAAATGAATCTTTAACTAAAACTATAACTGATACTTTAAATAATAGTATAGCTGATAAGATGAAATTAAAACCATCTGATAAAGAAATAAAAGAGTTAGATAATTTGGTATAATAGAAAAAATAAATTATATTTGTTATATATCAGTCAGTTCTTTACAGCCATTTAGTCTGACTCCTTATAACTTTTGTAGAGGTCAAATAATACTCTACCAACCCTATCGATTTCTTCGGTAGGGTTTTTTTATGTTAAATTATTTGTTCGTTTGAGATTTTTAGAGTATATTTATAATAATAAGATAATAAAACAAATATGGCAAAGATTAAAGAAATTAAAGGTTACGATGGATACTTTATTGATACCGATGGTAAAGTATGGACATCAAAAAGAGGTAACAACCTAACAGCGAGAACCGAATTAAGATTATTAACTCTATCTAAAAAGAAAACCGGTTACTTATACGCTAACATTTATTGGGGTAAAAAAACAAATCAAAGAAGTTCATTAAGAGTTCATAGGTTAGTATATGAAGCATTTGTAGGACCTATCACCGAAGGATTTGTAATAGACCATATCAACGATATCAAATCTGATAATAGGTTAAAGAATTTACAGATGTTGACAGTAGCAGAAAATACACAAAAGTATTGGAAAACACCATCAGCACAATTAAGAAAAAAAAACTAAATCATATGTGGTGCATAATCAAATTAGGAAACATTGTAGAGGGGTTAATTAACGTAGTGACATTCGGGTGGGGTAAAGATATCGCTAGTTGGATTGCATCGAAATTTGGCTATGCTACGTGTGGCTGTGAGGAACGTAGGATATATCTCAATGAACTATGTGGTTGTAAAGAAGGAATAAAATTATTTTAATGGGAAGAAGTTTAAGACAACTAGCAACAAAGTGTGGAGCATGTGGTGTAGTATTTGATGAACAACATCCTAAACAACCAAAGAGAGCACGATGTATTGAATGTTATAGAATTGAATTACAAAAAATAAGTAAAGGACAAAAGGATAAAAGAGCAGAGGTTGGTGCTGCATTAAATAGAATAGAAGCATATAGAGATTATAAAGTAGAAAATAGAAAAGGGTTTTGGTCATCTATAAACAAAGAAATAAAAACTCTAACAAAGAGAGAGGATACGAGAGCATTCATCAGTAAACAAATGGATAGGATATTAGAAGATAAAGCCCTAATGCAGTATATAAATTTAATTAGTGTAGCAGAACAAAGAAAAAACGAAAATAAATAAAACAAATAAAACATGGTAGAAATTAAAAGCAGCTTAAACAGCTTATCAGACAAAGCAGATGTAAAAGAAGGATATATGTATATGATAGACTTCACTAAATTAACATCGGTAAATGATTTAATCTTAATCTTAGCATCGATGGGTATAGTATTTCCGTATGACCATCCGAATATTAATCAATTAGGTAAGTTCTTAAATTTAAATAATCCAATTCCATTACCTACTGCAGAACCTAATATAGAAGATAGAATTTTTAAAGGAGAATAATATGAGTACAATAGAAAACAAATACAATCCATTAACAGAGAGTGAGTATGTAGAACTTAAAGATAAGATACAATCTATTAAAGATTATCTACCTGAAATGTTATTAACTTATGTTTGGAGTACTTACAAAAAGATTAGCGGTAGTAATGAAAATCAGCCCTGTGGTTGTAAAACTGCAGCAGGATTATGGAGAAAAGCGGTAGATGTATTACAAGATTATATTAAAAGAGTAGAAGCTGTTTAATGAATGAAGTTACACAATCCATAGCAGTAGAATGTAATAAGAGATTAGAAGTTCTATATAATAAACATCATAAGTGGTTAGGAGCGGTGGCATTTAATATATCACATAATCAAGAAACAACACAAGAGTTGGTATCTGATTTGTATGTGTATTTAGGGGAGAAGTGTAATCCTAAATTATTTTACTTAGATAGTTTTAATTTACAATATTGTAGACAGTTTATCCTAAGTAGATTTATCAATGGTATTAAAAGAGATAATAAAAAGAAAAGATTAGCGGACGATTATGATGAAATAGATACAGAGTATGATTACCATAGAGATGAGAAGATAGATAAAGCATATGATGAAGTAAGGGAAGAACTACATAATATGAAAAATAGAAAAGGATTTGCAAGTGCTATGATATATGAACATTATTGGTTCTCAGATAAAACCTTAGATGAAGTAAGTAAAGATATCCGAATAAGTAAGAGTACGGTGTTCTTAGCAGTAAAGAAAGTAAAAAAACATTTAAAAAATAATATACAAAACCCATTTGAAAATGAATAACGAAGAACAAATCAAACAGATTGTAGAAGAAATTAAAAAGAATATGAATTTAGAAGAATTAGATGAGTTAGAAAGACAATACAATGAAATGTATAAAAGATTAAAAGCAGAACAGAGTGGCTCTACTACAAAAAAAGATTAGTTGGTTATATATACAAATATATCATTAAAATAATGGACAGATAATGGCGAAGTTTGAAAAAGGACATCAATTAGCAAAGGGAAGACCACCAGGTGCATTAAATAGAACAACCGAACAAATGAGGTTAACTATTAATAGAGCGGTTAATAATACTTTGAATACAATACAATCTGATTTAGAAGAATTAAAAAAGACAGACCCTGTCAAAGCATTAGAGTTATCAATGAAACTTATGGAGTATGCAATGCCTAAGATGAGAAGTATAGATTTAAAAGGTAGTATAGAAGTAGATGCTAGAATACAGCAGATAAGTATTAATGTAAACCGAACAGGTAGTGAACTTAGAGATTAATACTACCATATCATTCGAGCACTTATTAGATGCAAGAAGTAGAATCACTCAGCATATTGGCGGAACGAGAAGTGGTAAGACATACGCAATACTACAATGGATTATTGTTCAGGCTTTACAATCACCACAAACAATTACAATAGTTCGTAAAACAATTCCCTCACTTAAAAGAACTGTGATAAAAGATTTCACAGATATTCTTAAATCAATCAATATTTGGAAAGATGAGCATTTTAATATTACTGATAGGGTTTATAAGTTGTATGATTCTTCTATTCAGTTTCTTAGTACTGATGATGCGGATAAGCTTAGAGGTATTAAATCTGATATTCTTTTTATTGATGAAGCAAGTGAAGTGGATGAAGAAAGTTATTTTCAGTTATCTATCCGTACTACTAATCGTATCATACTCGCATATAACCCTACCATATCTCCTTACCATTGGATTAGACAAATGCAGGATTGTGAAAGGTTTGTAACAACGTATAGAGATAATCCTTACTTAGAGAAAGAAATTATTAAAGCAATTGAAGATTTAGAACATACATCACCAAAGAAATGGCAGATATATGGTAAAGGTGAATTTGCTTTGAATGATAAAGCAATATTCCAATTTGATATAGTTGATTCATATGATGCAGAGTTTGTAGGATTCGGAATAGATTTTGGATTTAGTTCTGACCCAACTGCATTAGTAGCAGTATATAAGAATGGTAATGATTTATATTTAGAAGAATTAATTTATGAAAGAGGATTAGTTACATCGGATATAGTAGAGAAGCTAAAGAAGTTAGATATAACAAAGAGTGAAGAGATATGGGGTGATAGTGCAGAACCACGTTTGATTGAAGAAATATATAGAAGTGGATTTAATATTAAGCCCGTAGTAAAAGGAAAGGATAGTATTAAGTTTGGTATATCAGTAATGCAGAATCATAAGATAAAGATATTAAAAACTAGTCAGAATCTTATCAATGAGATGTATGGTTATCAATACTCAACGGATAAGCATGGATATACAACAGATAATCCTGAAGGAGGTTTGGACCACTTAATAGATGCAGCACGTTATTGTTGTATGATGAAGTTAAGTGAGAAGGCAAAGAGTAAAGGTAAGTACGCAATCACAATAGGAAATTACAAATACTAATATGAAATACACAGATTACGAAATAGAACAAATGGAAGAATTAGTTAGAGAGTTATTAACAATCAATGAAGAATTAAATGCAAGATGTATAGCATTCTCAGCAAAGTTAGATAACGAAGAAAAGAAAGTTCAGAAACTACAACAGCAATTATTATTTATATCACACGCATTTACAAACAATACATACCAAGCATAATGAAAAAAGAAATTGAAATTAGTATACCACAAGGTTATGATGATGTTACATTAAAAAAATATCTAACACTACAAAAAGAATTAAGGAACTACGAAGGTGAAGTAGATGCACAGGCAGCAGTATTAGTAACGTATCTATGTGGTATTGATACTGATATATTAGCGGGATTAGGTAAGAAAGATTATAATATAATTAGTTCTGAATTAGGTAAATGGATTGGTAAAACAGAATTTGATTTACAAAGATTAATATGGATAGATGGTGTAGAGTATGGATTCGAACCTAACTTATCTAATATAGCGTATGGTGCATATGCAGATTTAACACAATATGGAACACTAACAATAGATGAGAATTGGCCAAAGATAATGTCTATCTTATACAGACCCGTAACAAATAAAGTAAGAGATACATACGAAATACAAAAGTATAATGGTGAAATAAATTCAGATAAGTTTTTAGAAGTTACAATGGATATACATTTAGGTGCATTGTTTTTTTTTGTACATTTGTCAACCGACTTACTGAAAAATATCCTGAACTATACGAAGGTGGAGGAGTTTCCTCACAACATCAAATCAATTTTGGAAAGAAGTGGAGCTCTTATGCAACTATCGCTGAACTTGCCAACGGAAACATTGGAGAGATTGACAGAGTCGTTGAAGAACCGTTAGAGAAGTGTTTAATGTTATTAGCATATAAAGCTGATAAACAGGCATTGCAAGATATGTTACACAAAGAAGCCCTAAAAAAGAATGGTTGATAATAAACGATTGATTAATTGTTAAAGATATAAAACATCACAATGGGTATTTGGAGTAATAGTAGAAGCGGTAATTTAAGATACTCTGTTAATAGAGAAAATAACAGCGGTATATATATTGGACCTACGCAAGGATTAAGTTCTCCTAAGAATAGCAGAATGGCTTGTTTATGTATCAATACCAACACATATAGTAGAAAGTGTTGTAATGGTGCATTATTAGAGCAAGGTATAGGTCAGATACAATCTCCTCCAACTATATTCGGAGCATTCGATGATGGATACGATACAGGCTACGATACAGAAGCAACACAACCACAACCATAAATAGAAATAAAATATGTCATCATTAAGTAAACAACAATTAGGTGTAGAAAATCAGACATCATTTCCTAATAATACAACAGGATATATATCACCTACATTATTAAGAACTTTTAATACTAACATCATTGATAGTACAGTTAATCAGACTGGATACAATACAGATAGTAGTAGTGTAAGTGCACAATTAGTAGGATTAAATGCATACACACAATCACTTAACACAAACTTTATTACATCTGCTTCTTTGAATGCAGCAACAGCATCCCTTTCAGCATCTCTAACTACAACAATAAATCAGAAATTAAATTCATCTTCTTTCATTGCATATACTGCAAGTACGAATGCAAGAATAGATTTTTTAGAAGTTAAAGTTGCATATGTAGCTGATGTAAATGTTTTTGAGCAAGATAATAGATTTGAACAACAAGTTTATATTGGTGAAGATTTGAATGTAGTTGGTAAGGGTTCGTTTACAGGTTCAATTGTAGTAGCAGGAAATATAACAGGTTCAAAATTAAACATTACGGATAATAGTGTATTAGGTAGAAATATAAATACTATTACGAGAGTAAGTGGCTCATTAATTACTGATATTTTAATTATAGATGGTGAAAACTTTAATGATTTCTCACAATCAGTAGTAAACGGACTTAACTCAGGTTCTACATTCCCTGCATTTAGTGCGAGTGTAGATAGTAGATTAGATAGTTTAGAAGCATTTAGTTCTTCATTAGAACAAACATACGCAACTGATGTGGAATTATCAGCCGTAAGCGTATCATTAAACTTAGCAAAATTAAGTACATCATCTTTTAATTCTTATAGTGCGAGTGCATTCTCTCAAAGTTTATTTGTAAGTAATTCATTTAGTTCATCATTAAGTTCAGTATCAAAATCTCTTAATGATTCTATTAATACATTAAGTTCATCTATTTATTTAACAGATGCAACACAAAGTAATAACGTAACATTACTTTCACAATCTTTATATTTTACCGATACAACTCAGAGTGTAAACATAACACAGGCATCAGCAAGTGCATGGGGTTCATTCCAAAGTGCATCAGCGTATAGTGCGAGTGCAGCAAGTGCAAGTACGGCATTATCAGCAAGTATTAGTAGTACTTACATAAGCAATAATGCAACTAATCAAACATTAGCAGGTGCTCTTACAGTAACCGGTTCTATTACAATAACGGGCTCATCTAATTCAAATGTAGTAGTAATAACTCCAGCATCTAATACTGCATCTATTGATATGAGTAAAGGAAATTTCTTTACCCTAACTATTCCATCTTCTTCTATAACTTTAATTACAGCAACTAATATTAAAGAAGGTCAAACAGTTGGTGTTAGATTAACACAACAATCAACGACTGGTAGTGTTAGATTTGATACTCCATTTAAATTTTGGAGTGGAAGTGCACAATACAATACGGGTAGTGCAGTAGCTAGTTGTGTAGATTTATTTACATTTATGACATTTGATACTGGTTCTTTATATACTTCTGCAATTAAAAATTTAGTATAGGATGAATATAATACCAACAGCACAATTTTTAGGACCTTCTCCATTAAGAATAGGTGATTATTATCAAGGTGGTATAATTGCATATTTAGGTCCTATCGGAGCTAGTTCTGCATCGGTATTTCCTAATCAAATAGGATTTGTGGTATCAACAGATTTTATACCAACAATAGATGGAGCTGGTTTAGGATATTTTTGGGGTGCAACTAATACTCTCGTACCAGGAGCAACAGGTAGTGCAATAGGAACAGGTGGAACTAATACACAATATATAATAGATTATTTTGGTAGTGGAAATACATATGCAGCTCAAGTAGCCGATACATATTCTGCTGCTGGATTTAATGATTGGGTATTACCATCGCAAGATGAATATAACGAAGTTTGTATACAATACTATGCAGGTAATCTTAATAAAGGTAATTGGGATAGTATTAATAATAGAAATACTTGGACATCAACTCAAGCGGTATCATCGGAAGCACGTAGAGCAATGGCATTTAATGTACAAATAGGAGGTACTTCGAATTGTGGAGGTGCACCTGGTTTAGGAGGTTCTCCAATAGGAAAAGATACTAGGTTTGAAGTAAGACCTATTAGATATATTACATACGATATAAATAATCCATATGAAAATGTCTACGCACAATACGGATAACATATTATTAGAAGTAATGCTAGAATTAGCAGAAGATGAAAATAGTGATTTAAGAGCCGAAAACTATACTCTATATCAGTACATTGAGTATTTGCACAGTATAAACAAGGATTTGGTAGATAATTATAACCAATTCGTTAAATTAGAAAATAGATTAAATTAAAAAAATAACAACAATTATAACCCAATTTGTTAAATAACTAAAATACACTAATATGAACGCAAAACAAGTATTAAGTAAAGTTGCTAAACTTTTAAATTTAGAAGCAGAAGTAACTTTAACATATGCAAAATTAGCTGACGGAACAATAGTAGAATCAGCAACATTCGATGTAGGTGAAGACCTATTCGTTATATCAGAAGATGGAACTAAAACTCCAGCACCAAACGGAACACATGAACTTATGTTGAAAGACGAAGAAGGAAATGAAACTCTTATCAAAGTTATCACAGAAGATGGTAAGATTGTAGAAAGAGAAAATGTTGAATTAAAAGCTGAAGAAGTAGAAGCTGAACCATTAGAGGGTGACCCAACTGCAGTAAATGATAAAAAAGATACAAAAGGTGCAGGTGAGCAAGTTAAAGATTTAAAACCATCATCTATGTTAGCAGAAGTTGAACCAACAGTTTCAGAAGATGCAGAAACAGAAGAAGTATCTCCTATTCCAGCAGATACCGATAAAGAAGAAATGGGTATGCCAGAAATGTTAAAGAAATTTGAAGACATGGCATATAGAATCGAAGAGATGGAAAAGAAAATTGCTAAGATGGCAGAAATTGAAATCGAAGTAAAAGATGAGAAAGAAGTTGAAGATGAGTTACCTAAATTAGATGGTGCTCCAATTGATGAAATGTACAAATTCTCAGCAGAACAAAACAGTAAAAGATTTGGCAAGAAAACTGACAACGCTCAGAACTCTTTCTTAGCTAAATTATACAAATAATTAAATAAACAAAAAAAAGATTTAGAATGAAAAAAATTCAAAATTTCACAACAGGACAACCTAATATTACTTCAACGTATGCAGGTGAGTTCGCTGGTCAATACATCGCAGCAGCGTTGTTATCAGCAAAAACTTTGGATAACAAGTACATTACTATTTTACCTAACGTAAAGTATAAGCAAGTTATCCAAAAATTAGCAGTTGCAAACATCGTAAATGATGCATCTTGTGACTTCACAACTTCAGGTTCAGTTGCATTAACAGAAGCTGTAATTACTCCAAAAGAATTACAAGTTAACTTGAGCTTATGTAAGCAAGAGTTCGTAGATTCTTGGGAAGCATTGCAATTAGGATATAGTGCATTTGATACTATTCCTGCAAACTTCACAGATTACTTAATTTCTTATGTAGGTGGTGTAGTAGCGCAAGCAACTGAAATCTCTATTTGGAATGGTGATAATAGTGCAAACGGTCAGTTCGGTGGTCTTTACAGAGCTATCACTGGTTCAGCAGCTATTAGTTCATCTGCAAGTGGTGCGATTGATTCAACAAACGTATTATCTGATTTAGATGCATTAGTAAATGCAATCCCTAACACAGTATACGGTAAAGAAGATTTAATGATTTACGCTCCAACAAACGTAATCAAAGCTTACCAACAAGCATTAGCTGGTGGTGCACAAGGTGCAAACGGATACATGAACCAATTAAACGTAGGTGAAAAACCACTTAACTTTAATGGTATCGAAATTGCGTTTTGCCCTGGTTTACCTTCATCTGCAATGGTAGCGGCTCAAAAATCAAATCTATTCTTTGGTACTGGTTTATTATCTGATTACAATACTGTAAAAGTATTAGATATGGCAGATTTAGACGGTTCTCAAAACTTTAGAGTGATTATGAGATACACAGCTGGTACACAAGTAGGTGTAGCTAGTGATATCGCTTACCACAAGAACTAATTTAAACAACTAATTAAGGGGTGGGGAGTATCGTAGAACAGAAACTCACCCTTTTAATAAAACAAAAAACTTATCATTATGGCTTGTAATTTATCAGCAGGAAGAAACGAACCTTGTAAAGAGAGTATCGGTGGTTTGGCAGGTGTTTACTTCATCAACTATGTATCAGGCGGTTTCACCGTTTCAGGTTCATTAGATGGAAGTACAGCGGCTTTACCATATGTAACATCTTTACCTGTAAGTTCATCAGTTTATTATTATGAATTGAAAGGAACTAGCAACTATACTGAAACAGTTAATACATCACGTGAAAACGGAACAACATTCTTCTCTCAAGAATTAACTTTGAATTTAAAGAAGTTAACAAACGAAATGACAACTCAGTTGAAATTAATGGCTTGGGGTAGACCTCAAATCATCGTTTGGACTCAGAACGGAGATGCGTTTTTAGTTGGATATAAAGAAGGTGCAGATTTAACGGGCGGAACTATTCAGACGGGTGGTGCAATGGGTGACCTTTATGGTTATTCTGCAACATTTACTGGACAAGAACAATTCCCAGCAATTTGGATTTCTGGTTCAAATACAACAAATGCAATTCCAACGGGTGTATTAAATGGTGGAACTATCGTATTCGGTAGTTAATCAGTAATATAGCATTGAAAATATTAAATAGCTACTCACTATATGGGGTAGCTATTTTTATGTCTAAAATATATTTGGAAATGTGGAAAATATGTTGTAACTTCTAATAAGAAAGAAAGCAGATAAATAATAAACACTAAAAATAAATTTTAATTATAAATAAAAATATTAATGTAGATGTTTAAGTACAGAATAGGAATCAAGTACTTACATACTTAGATATCTACTTAATGTTTTAAATAAAACTTCCTAATTAGAAATACAGAGCGATATTATTGTCCAACTACTTTTAATCTGATATTTGTTAAATTACAGATAAACAATACATAATGCTGAGCTATTACCTAGATAATACAAATTCTTTTACGATTAGAACAGAAAATACTTCTTCTAATCAATTTACAATGTCTTTACAAGATATGATAACACAAACTAATACAACAGCAAGTTTAGTTAGTGCATCATTTACTTCATATGAAAACTTATTAGCATTTACTGCAAGTATAAGTGGTGCATATACAGGACAAGAGTTTAGAGTAAAGGTATTAAACTCAGGCAGTAGTGAACCAATATGGCATGGTTCTTTGCAAGTATATCAATCACAATCAGTTGATAAGGCAGTATATAAAACACAAAATACTCAGTATATCTCAAATGAGAGTACTAATGAATATATTATAATGAACTAATATGAAGCAAACAACACAATTTAGTATAGTAAACAATCCACAAAACAATATGTTACCGGTGATAATTGAGGATACGAAAACTCGTCATCCTTATGTACCATTTGGTGTGTATGGTAATGATGATTTCTTTTCAGCAGTAACATCAGCATATAACGTTAGTACAACTAATGCAGCGTGTGTAGAAGGATTATCAGATTTAATATTTGGTAAAGGAATTTATTCTAAGAATGAAATCTTTAATGAAACCCTTCAAAAGATATTACCACAAGAGGAAACAAAGAGAGTAGCATTTGATTTGAAGTTATTTGGTAA